ACTGGAACTGCAACTCGAGGAATCCCTACAACTGTTCCTACTGCAGTAGTTGCAGCTGTTTTCTTTACTGCCTTAAAAGGATTAGCTAATATAGTAGCTGTTGCTCCTGTTGAAACCCCTACAGGTAATGCTTCTTCTAAATTAAATTTAACTGAAGTTTTACCAGTAGAAGCAGCGTGACTTGCTATTTTCATTATTTGACCTCCACCTGCAGATGCTGCTCCATGAGCAATATAAAAACCTTCTGCAAAGGCATTTGCTGCTGTAGCTCCGCTAGACTTTAGAGTTCCATAAGCAAAAGTATCTTCATCCTCAGAAGCAGTTGCCACTGTTAAATCTTGTTCAGTAGTAATTGAGCCTCCACCATAAGCTGCGGATTCTAATAAATTGCCAGCTACAAGTGCTGTCCCTGTATCGGTTTTAGCATATCTATATACCGCTCCATCTTTTTCAAGCTTAGTGCCTAATAGATAATTCTGTGTAGCAGATACTTCAAAAATATCTTGAGCAGAACCACCTGGAATCAATCCGCCTTCACTTATTACTTGACCTGTAGAACCGTCACGGTAATATTCGTTTATTATTCTTCCTAAACTCTGGTTCATATCCCTATCTAGGTTTGCTAAATCTCGTCTTGCCATTTTTATTTTCACCTCACTCTTTTCTCAAAATTTCAATTAATTCTCTCTTTTTTATTCTTTTCTTTTTTATTTCAATTCCTCTTTGTTTGGCCATTTTTAACAAATCAAAATAATTCATCTCCTCGTACAATTCAATAACTTTCATATAAGGAAGCTTAGCCGCTTCCTCAGCTAATCTCTCACTATTAGTAGGCCAAGTTTCCCCTCTTGATATGAAATATTTTGTTCCGTCTACAAATATATCTGTCGACTTGCCAAAATTTTGAATTTTCCAGAGCATTGAACTTATCTCCTTTTCAAATTTTTTGTATGAGCTACAAAAAGCACAAGAACTTTAGTAGAGAAAATCTACAGCTCTGGAGTAGCATTTTCGTAGCTCATATAAATTTTTCTCTAATAACCTATCAAATGGAATTTCCCAGTAACACATTTTAGTAAACATTAACCATGTGTTAAATTGTGCAATATAACCGCTGCCTCAGGATTCTCTATAGCTAAGTCAGCCCTAATGCTGTAATAGATATAAGTCGCTTCATCAGCAGGCACTCTTTGAGATTCCATTTTCAAGCTTCGATGCAAGCCAATTATAAAGTTAGTGTTGTTAGTTAAAATACAATCAGTATATTTATAAGTGGTATCTTGAGCAGCTGCATAGATTTCAGTTCCTGCGCTTCCAGATTCATAAGTTGTAGGCAGCAAAGGAATGTTGACAATGGGAATTGTTCCAAAAGATATAGGAGCCTTTCCTAATATTGCCGCATCTCCGAGAGCAGTCCCTCTATCAGATAGAGCTTCTATATAGTCACTAACTACAATATCATTACAGAAATATCTCAAATTAGTGAGTCCTGTAATTTTGTACTTAGAAGGAAGACTGGCTAACATCTTGGCAAATTTGAATTCCCAAACTCCAGTAGTTGCATTTCTTTCAGCTATTTTCCCTGCATTAACAAAATCAGCTCCTGCTCCTGTACTTGAAGCATCTAATTCTGCTGCAGCTCCTGGTATAGTTCCTGAAGTAGGACTAAAGTTTAATAAATTATATCGAAATCCATTAAACATATGTCTTGCATCAGTAGCCTCAAATCCAGTTGAAGTTGTATTAGAAACATAGTATACTTCGTCTAATTCGTTTGCAACTCTTTTAGCTATAACTTTCATTAAATGGTCTGCAAATGCCTGTCCCTCAACATTATCTTCTAAGTCATCATCGTAAATAACTACACATCCTCTTAGCTTCTTTGAAGATAAGGTTATTTTACCTTCTGAAAATGTTTTTACATAATCAGAAGAGGCAAAAGTATCAGCTGGCTTTAAGAATCTCTTGCTACTATCATAGCCCATATACCTTATATTCTTCTCATTTCTAGTCATTTTCTCGATTCTTGCGTTCTTATTCCAAAAGGACTCATCAATAACATAGTCAATGAATCTATCTGCTTCTTCAGGGTCAAGTTCAATGTTAGGCATAGCGATGAGAGATGTTGACTTGACGAATTCCTTTTTAGATAACAATGCTTTGTTCTTTATCATTTTGTTTCACCTCGCTTCTTGTTAATTGTTATATTTCTTATTACTCTTCATTTTCTATGAATTTCCATCTAAATTCTTTCTTTATTTCTTTATTGTCAGCAGGCTCTTCCTCCTCAAGGCTCTTCTTTGCTCCCTTTACATCTTCCACAGTTTTAAGTCTCTTTTCCAGTTCCTCTATCTTCTTATCCTTTTCAGAGAGTTTTCCATCTAGCACTTTATTAGCTTCCTCAACAGCTTTCTTAATCTTTTCATTTATTTCTTCCTCTTTCTTTTCCAAATCTTTATCTGTTGCTTCAGCTTTTTCAAGTCCTTTTCTTTCCTCTTCGGGCAGAAGTTTGATTAGAGCTTTAATTACTCCTTTGATAACATCTAAAGTTTCTTTAGAAAACTTCTTCCCTGTTTTGGTAAACTCTTCTATAATCTCGGCTTTTTGTTCGTCAGTAATTTCTGCAACTTTTGCTTCAGGCTGTTCCTGAACTGTGAGACCAGTTAGATAAGAAATGCTTTTATTCAGCTCTTCGGGCAACTCTGACTTATAGCCCTTAACAACGTCTAATGACTCGTTAAGTTCTTTTAATTTTTCTTCGGGGATAGTCTTGAGTGTTTCAATCTGTTTTTCAGATAATTCTTTGCCTGTAACCTCTTTAAAAAGTTTAGTTAATTCGTTCATCTTTTTCACCTCTCTTTTATTATTACTCTCATTTTGAAAATCATCTTGCCGTTTCATAAATTCCTCCCATTCTTTTTCAGTATATCTTTTTAAAACTGGAGGCTCTTTATCAAATTCCTTATAATGTTTCGCTAAATGATTATATACCCCTAATCTATCATTAGTTGGTATATCTACTCCACCACGAGCACCTAACAATGCTCCCATAGCCGCAGCAACTCCTCTCCAAACTAATGCATATCCATTTAGTTTATGATGAGGTAATTTATATGAACCTTTAATATCAGGTTTATCTGAATCAAACCAAGCACACATAATCTTGAGGTCAGCTACTTCAGCTTCTCTTGTCTCTTTTCCTGCATCCCAATCTTCTGTCATTGGAGCTTTTGGCATCTCTTTATAAGGGATAACTGCTTTTCTAAATGCAAATGATTTCCCATTTTCATTTTTGATTATTATAAATTTCTTCTTTACCGCAGGAACATCTACTAACGAGATTTCCTCCACGTCTATATTTCTTAATTCTTTTGTTCCCATATTTTACTTGCACCTTCTTGTACAAATAATTATTTACATACATCCTATTTAAAAACAAAAAAACAGAATACAAGCCGAATTATTTTCTTTTAATAATTCCTCCAGCTTATATCCTGTTAGCAGGCTTCCTTTTTTTAAAGTGAAACAGAGCAATATAAGCTTAGCATCTTAGAATGAAGCATCCTGTTTTTAGCATCTGTTCCACTAGGAACCCGACAGCTCTATAACTATCGAACTTATTCATTATTCAGTTTTTTTATTATTTTTGATTATATATTACATTTCTAAAAAAATCAAATATTATTCCAAAAAATTTTTCTACTCTTCTGTAAAATTAGAGCTCCTTTGTTGAGCCATACCTGCCATACTAAATCCGTTGAGTTTTTTAAGTTTAACATCATTCCAAATATCTCGATTTTCCTTATCTCCCAAATAAACTGACAACCACCAATCACCTTTTTCTAATACAAAATCTTCGCTAGTACCCCCTTTATGATGTCTTTCTTCTACAAAATAATTTTCTACAATTGGTATATGTCTTACTTGTCCTTTATGCATTACTTTGATATTTTTCTTTTCAATCATATACTTTTTAAGAGCATCCCAAACTTCAGGCTCCATAGCATAATGTCCTTGTGCATCTATTTTGCCGCTCCTATATACAATCCCACCTACAATATATTCTGTCTC